AAATTATCTTGTTGCATTCCATGTGTTTTATGATATAAAATTTTGAATCTCCAATCTTGATCTACTCGTGGAGCTGTTTGGCTGGAAGCATTTGTGAAAATGTCTAAAAATACAGGTAAAATGCCATTTGGAGCAGAATCGTAGATTAACCAAACTTGATAAAATCCAAATCCAGACAAACCACCGTTTGGGGTTATTCTATATTGCCAGTAAAGCTCTTGTAAACGGATTTCTCTTCCGTTTCTTTGATTTATATCATTACCTGTTGCAATTCCATTTATTAGAGCTAAAGAACCTCCTGTTGGAAAAGCTGAAGATAAAGTTACATTGGAAGCTTTCATTTCAGTGTTTTTTAGAATTGTTTTGGCAATTGACGTTGAAGAAGGAGTTACTCTCCATTTTTTGCGTGATGTTGTTTTAGTAGAACTTCGTTTACGTTTAAGATACATTGGTGAATAAGGAGGCATTATGCAAAAATGATTACTATTGGAAGAATGATCAATAGAACAACGATAGTTTGTAAAGTGTAAAGAATTTTTTTTAGCAAAAGCATTAGACGAGTTATGTCACAGCCCGAAGGTTTGACAAAACTTGACTTAACTACGTCTAGGGTGCGAAGCCATTATTACCCTAGACGTAGTGTCTCACGCTCAGTGTCTCAGTTACACAAAGGTAAATTTTTGGAGCGGAGGTAAATTTCAAGAATTTACCCGGGACCCGAGTTGTGGGGAAGCACAGCCTCAAAATTTAACATAAAAGAGCTCGTAATTTTTTGACAAAAAATTATATGCCTGCAGAAAGAAATGGAATTCGACTTAAACAAGGACGTGCTTGGTGCTTTACATGGAACAACTACCCTGATGATTATAGATCTGTTCTCGATGTCATTGAGTGTCGCTACATCATTGCTGGTGAAGAATTGGCTCCAGATACAGGGACACCTCATCTTCAAGGATACGTTTACTTTGCAACACGTAAACGTCCAACTACAGTTATGGGATTCCTTCCTGGTTGTCACCTCTCCAATGCCCGTGGGTCCCCAGGTCAGAATCGTGACTACTGTAGAAAAACTCGCCCCGTGGACGAACATGCCAACGCAGTCGTATATGAACGTGGAGATAAACCTCTCGACCCTGATGAAAAGGGACGACTGGAACAAGCTCGTTACCAAAGTGCTTGGGATTTTGCCAAGGCTGGAGAAATTGAATCAATCGACCCTGACATACGAGTCCGATTGTACTCCTCCTTACGACGTATTGAAAAGGATTTCATGCCCGGAGTTGAACGACTTGATGCGCCTTGTGGGGTCTGGATATATGGTCTTTCCGGTGCTGGAAAGTCAAGAACAGTGTTGGACACCTACCCCGACCTCTACCCCAAACCAAGGAACAATTGGTGGGACGGTTATCAACGAGAAGAGGTTGTCTTGCTTGATGACGTCGATAAATTCGATGTTGCCCTCGGAGGAAAACTCAAGCATTGGGCAGACTGCTATCCCTTCATCGGAGAAAACAAAGGCGGATCACTTAAAATTAGACCAAAAAGATTTTTTGTTACATCACAATATAAGATTGAGGACATCTGGCAAGATGAAGAAACAAGAGAAGCTTTGAATAGAAGATTTGTTGTTTTGAAAAAGGAACATGATGTTCCTTTATTATTAAAAGACTTAGGGTTTTAAAATAGCATTTGTTAACTTTAGTAAAGTTAGTAGCAAAGAAAAAAAGAAATAAATTTATTTAACCCAATCATATCGTGAAAGCAGGGTACGCCGCGCGGCGTGCCCCACATACACTCGAGAGAAGGCGAAGCCTGAACGGAAAGGAATAAAAGAATATATTTAAATATCTTTAAATCTAACATTATGATTAGCTACATAATCAGCAGAACCATTGCTTCCGATTATACAAACGTATAACGCACCTTTAGCAATATCTCCAATACCAACACCGTTATTGTTATATTGAACAAGTTTGTTTTGCAAACTTAAGTTTACAGTTTTATAACAAATACTGTTGTCTGTGAGACTTGCTAAATTATCTTGTTGCATTCCATGTGTTTTATGATATAAAATTTTGAATCTCCAATCTTGATCTACTCGTGGAGCTGTTTGGCTGGAAGCATTTGTGAAAATGTCTAAAAATACAGGTAAAA